AAAGGAAAGGAATATGCCTACGACAAAACTTCAAATATTATTTATGATTACAACAGCGTCCAGAAGGGCAATCCTTTACCCGTAGGAGAGATTAAAACTAGAATAAATGATGGAAAGAAGGAATCCTATATCGTTTTTGATTAATTCATACGTCGCTGCTTTTCGTGAGTGTTTTTAGCATGCTCATTATTTTATCTTGTTTCTCATCAATCGTTCTTATCAATTGATGTAGTGAGGCAATAGCGCTGTCTTGGGCGCTGTCTTGGGCGCTGTCTTGGGCGCTGTCTTGGGCGCTGTCTTGGGCAAACGAAACGCGTTTATTATCATTATTATTATCTTCCCCATCAAGGTTTGTTATGTCGGTTCCTGCAATAACACTGCCTATTTTGAGTTCTGTGTTGGACGGTTGCTCGCTAGACACCATATTGAAGTCTCGTTCGCGTTTTGCGATGACATCATTTATCATTCTATCCATATCATCCGGCAAAGGTTTATCGTTTTCTGCACTGTCGGAAAAATCTATTTGTTTCGGAACCGGTTTTTGGACGAGAGCGGCAAAATCCTTTTGCCGATTGCTCAAATTGTTATCGAACTCACTGCGCCTTTGCGCAGATAATTCGCCGGCGGTCACAGGCACATTCGCAGGCACATTCGCAGACGCAGGCGCCTGTTTCATCGCATAAATCCGTTGGGTCATACTGACGAGGACACGCTTGTTTTTGGCTTTTTTGCTGCCATTTGATGCTTCGTTCTCTCGAATCACATTTTCGAAGAGTTGTTTCACGTTCTCTACCATGTTTGGGGACAGTCCTTGGAATGTTCCGTTAGTATACATCAAATCCCACAGTACGCCCTTGTTTTCTACACTGGCGAACCCATCTGCGCCGACATTGTTCTCCGCATGCTCTAATTTAATATTATTTGGCATTTATACCCATATAATATGAAATCTTTGTATAGTTTTTCATATACCTGGTTTATTGTATAACAGGTTTGTTGAAATATTCGCCTCGAAGATGTTCCATTTCGGCATCAGATATGCGATGTGTTAAAAAATACGATGGATCATGCTTGCTTTCGAGTATGCTTATAATCATATGTAGACAATACATCCCGCATTCAGTGTCGCTTTTCTGATGGGTCTTGTCGTTCACAATTTTTTTAAAGTCCATACCCATATTTTTCCCCTGTGACATAATACGATTTATCAGCGCGGTTACTTCTTTTGGTGCTGGTTCACCGGTGCTATCGAAGAAAAATATCTGATTGTTGATGGCATCGACAAACAGCGATATCCAGTGGGAACCGCTTGAATAATGTGGGTCCGTATTGAAAATAATCCCCATTTTTGTCTTCTTATCCGTTATCTGCTTCTTCAAATCGAACTCGCACAGTTCTTTCCACACACATTCTCCATCCCTAACGTGGTTGTCAAAGTCAATTGGTGATGGTCCCAAGAAGATAAAGTTTTTATGCTTTGCCTCGTATTGTGTCATCACTTTCTGAATGTCGACGCTCGATAGCCACTCATTCGGGTTTTGGAGCCACGTTTTTGGCGAATCGGGGGCAAATGTGTAAGTCTTTAGGTCACTTGATAGATTATTTTTTGCGAAATTCTGCCGAAGCCAGCATTTTTCCGTGTTGCAAACATTCGACATGCTATTCTTTAACGCACTCCAAATCTCCTTGTTACCCGTTTCTTCGATTTCAGCATCCGGGTGGCGTGCGTTCCAGAGCATCTTCAGTTTAATCAGTGCTTCGCCATCGTAGCATGTAAAATCATTGATTGACTTGCCGGCACTACACTTCGCCTTTTCAAATATTTTTTTACCTTGCTTGCTTTGCTTGCTTTGCTTGCTCTGCTTGCCTTGCTTGCCTTGCTTGCTCTGCTTGCTTTGCTTGCTTTGCTTCCCTTGTTTGCTCTGCTTGCTTTGCTTCCCTTGTTTGCTCTGCTTGCCTTGTTTATGCGATATGCGTGTTCCATTTTTCATAGTTTTTCCGTTTTTCATTGTCCTCCCCATCTATTATGTATTCAGATTTTCTTTTCTTTATTGACTTCCTTTTCTCTCTTCATTTGTTTATCCTTCTTTGATTGGATGCCCTTCAAGCGAAGTTCATTCGTCTTCAGATTGATGTTTCGTCGCTGGGGGTGTTTCACGTCCTTTCTGATATTTACTGTCTTGGAGGTTACGAAGTTGTCAAGCGTAGGCGGTGTATCGAGTTTTTCGAAAAGGATTTCATTTGCCTGCCCAATGTTAAAATGTTCATTGTTGGTGCCGTCTTTTGTGTCCTCTGCTGCACCGTCGTATTCGTTCTGTAATATCTCCGTCCTGTCGCTCATCTGGAAGTATTGTATGGCCGCCTTAACATACTCATCGTGCGCTTCTGTGACGCTATTGTTTGCTACATTACCACGCATAATCTCGCGACTAAGTGCGCTAATTCGCTTTCTATAGAACTTTACATCAGCGTTTGAGAGAGAAACATCATTCTCGTTGTCTTCGTTTTTTGTGCGGTTAATCCCTGTCTGATATACTGGATTCAATAAATACTCCAATGTAATGTTATCTGTATTATTTGTATTACTCGCATTACTTGTATTACTCGCATTATTTGTATTACGTGTATTACCAGACGACGTCATTACATTATTATACACTAAAATATAGTAATCTAATCTAATCATCCTTTATCGAACACTATCATCACTAACACTATCTAAACGTTCTTGATTTGTTCGCGCGTGCTATTGTGAAACGTGTTGTGACCCACATTTTCGTGGTAGGGATTTGGGTTGAAGGGGGCTAGTTCTGGTTCCACAAAAAGACCCATGTGGGGCTGTACCTCCACGCGGCCGCCAACCTTCACGTCATACAAATCGCTTTTCGAAGAAGGAATATAAACCGCCTTGTCGCAATTCTGGATCGCAAAGAATTGGTTGCGAAGGGTCGACTCATTATTAATGTTGGCCGCAAACCCTTCCCACGGTGCTTGGGCATTGCCGGGATTAAAGTTCATGGCCACACTGTGCGTCGGAACACGCTTAAGCGGAACCGTTGGCACATTGCGCCGATCGATGATAGACATATGGTCATATTTGGTCGATACGGGGCGAATGCTAAACTGTGGCTGTAAGGGTGTGGACGGAATATTTCTCTCTGATATGCGATTGTTCAATTCCATGCTTCTCTTCAAGTTGCAATTACGTCCGCCCTGTTCGACACCATATACTCCGGATTGTCCGGATTGTCCTGTCATTAGATTGTCCTGCATTAGCTTATATAATAGATATATTATTATAGAAACACCTAAAGGAAATATAACATTCTCATACAGCAAGGGCAGATGTGCGGGATATTCGGGGTCCTCAACAATAAAAAGACATTTGACGATGCCCTCATCAAAACCGCATTTGACAAAGGCACAAATCGTGGCCCCGAAGACTCGAAACTCGCACATTACAGCGAAAAATTAGTGGTCGGTTTCAAGCGCCTTGCCATTAATGGTCTCAATTCCTTGTCGAGTCAACCCATGACGATTGGTGGAGTGACCCTTGTTTGCAACGGCGAAATTTATAATTACAAAGAACTATATGCCATGATGGGTATCACACCTACCACCGGTTCAGATTGCGAAGTGATTATTCGTATGTACAAGAAATACGGTTTCGAATACACGGTGGAAATGCTCGACGGTGTCTTTGCCCTGATGCTTCTCGATGAAAGCGATATGAGCACCGACCCTGTATTCCACGTCGCCCGCGATCCTTTTGGTGTGAGACCGCTTTATGTGTTGGAGGTTAACGACAACAATAATCATTCTACACAGGACAACGCTAATAGTAATCGCGGTTACTCGACGACCAGTGCAAAGACAAAGACGGGCGCGAATGATTGCATTGTCACCACAGAGCGGATAGTTGCCATTGCCTCAGAGATAAAGATGCTTGTCCCTTTCACCGGTTCGTCGGGCCAAATGAAATGGTGTCAAAGCGATGTGAGTTCGGTTCCCACCAATCGCAGAATCTATGCCAATCAAAAAACGTATTCAATCAAACCTTTTACGCCAGGGACATTTTCGTCATATTCAAAATCATTTCTTGTGAACTCCGAGTGGCAGCAATATGTGGCAAACAAATGCTTCTTCAAGGTGAGTCCGCCTAAATCTCTTGTGTGGAGCAATGCGAGCGACGAAAACACCGGCAGCCACAAACTCGCGCTGCAAGGCATCTTCAACCATCTCGACGAGGCCGTAAGAAAGCGCGTTGTGGGCACCACGGAACGTCCCATTGCGTGCCTGTTATCGGGGGGTCTCGATAGCAGCATCATCACCGCGCTTGTAAATAAACATCATACTGGGGCGGCGGAGTTGAAAACATTTAGCATTGGAATGAGGGGGTCGGAGGATTTGAAACACGCCCGAATGGTTGCCGACCATTTGGGAACGGACCACACGGAAATTATTTTTGGTCCAGATGAGTTGTTTCAGGCGATTCCGGAAGTAATTGAAATGATTGAAAGTTACGATACCACAACCGTGCGCGCGAGTGTTGGAAACTACCTGATTGGCAAATACATATCCCAAAATACCGATGTGAAGGTGGTCTTCAACGGTGATGGTAGCGATGAAGTGACCGGCGGATATCTGTATTTCCTGAAAGCACCCGACAATCTCGCGTTTGATAAGGAATGCCGACGTCTTGTGGCAGACATTCACATGTTCGACGTGCTTCGTTCGGACCGGTGTATTTCATCGAACGGACTCGAACCACGAACCCCGTTTTTGGATAAGAACTTCGTAGATTACTTTTTGAGTCTTCCTATTGAGATGCGAAACCCGTGTTCAAACAAGATGGCGCTGCTTGAAAATCGCGTGTGTGAAAAGTATTTGCTGCGTCAAGCAATTATCGAAACGAACCCGTCCCTCTTACCGGAAAGCATTGTTTGGAGAACCAAGGAGGCGTTCAGCGATGGCGTGTCAGGCGATGAAAATTCATGGTATGAAGTGATACAGAAGAAGGTTGAAATGATGAAGTTCGATGACCCGAGCTCATGGACGCACAATACCCCACAAACACTCGAACAAACCTACTATCGCACCATTTACGAATCGTTGTTTCCCGGAACCGCGAGCAATATCCCGTATTTTTGGATGCCGAAATTCGTAAAAGCCGAGGATTGTAGTGCGCGAACCCTCGAGATTTACTCTCAGCGAAAAAAACGAAACAAGTGAAGAATAAGATATGAATTGTAGTATAGTTTATAGCATAATTTATATCTTAAGAATCTCTATAGCAATGTTGGATTATCTAGTATCATTGACAAAGGAGCAATGGCATCAAAAACTATTTATCTATGGACTTTATGTATCATACATTATTTTTGCAGTAGCCATTACAGGCGTCATGTATGTTTCGCCAGACGACTTGGTTCTTCTGCGGTCTATGCTGACCTATTATGTTTGCGGATTTATTTTGTTGCGTTTCAATCCGTTTATTAGACGACGCGTCGTTGTAAGTAAAACAGAGGCGGAGTTTGAGCGGCGTATTGTTTTCTCTTCGGCTATTTTCTTGCTTTTGACAACATCCATTACCAATTTATCATTGGCATATCTAAAGCAAGAAATAGATAATACGACTATGGCTACACCTATGAAATATGAAATATGAAATATGAAATATGAAATATGAAATATGAAATATGAAATATGAAATATGAAATATGAATTACAATCATTTATTCTTTCGCGTGCCTCCTTTTACACGGTGTGAGCGGGAACGACGACGCCTCCTTGTCTTCGGGACAATTTCGCCATTGTTGAAAAACTCTTCCAAATGGATCATGATTGTTTTACTGATAATTTTATCGACATCTTGTTCAATATCTTCTTTGGGAACCGCTGTATAGTTGTATCGTTTCATGAACTTCTCAATGGTCGCGATGAAATCATCTTTGTCCTCGACTGCGATGTAATTTGCGCCAGCGTTTGCCTGTGTGTTCATGTTATCGTAGTATCTCTCTGCCATCTCCCGAAATGGCATATTGTATACATACGGCTTCACGTTGATGTAAAACACATTGGGATGTTCCATCAGTGGATGGTATTGATCGTCCAGAAAACATATTTCCGCATCAGGTTGTATCTTTGTACATCGGATTAAATCCTTCACACTTTTACCGTGTGATGTTCGCGACATTTCAACAACCTTGCCGTGAATTTTGAACGCCGCAATGATGCGGTCGAACGTTTGTTCGCCAAGTTTTTCGTCAAAATATCTGCTTATCATTCGTGCCCAACTTTTGGGACCTTGATTATTTGTGTAAATCATCAAACGGTTGCATCTACCCTTTCGCTTTTTATCAAGAAGATACTTGAGAATTGTGAGTATGTTTGGTCGTAAAAAATCGGAAAATAAGTCTACAACTTCATAGAAATGTTTCTCTGGAATATCGTCTCCATGATAGTCTTTTAATGCGTCCCAAAAAATACCCAATTCCACGAAATTACCCAGCGTTTCATCAAGGTCAAATACGACTATCTTCTCCTTCGAAACGCCATTAGACATATTATTAATTTAGAATATAATAAAAATCAAATGAATAAATGAATAAATTAATGAATTAATGAATTAATGAATTAATAAAACGATTTTTATCATATAATGTCTCTATCTCTCTCTATACCGTGGTCCTTAAGAGAGTTTGAGATTCTCGAACGAATCAAGAGCATCATTTATTAGTAACGAACTCATGATGTGTGTCGCCACTAGCGAACGCGATATCCTCTGTTTTGAACGAAATTGGACGGAATTGTCCTTTATAGGCACAATCTCTCCCAAACCGAGCGTTGTATTGATAATAATCGAGAAATATAAATAATCACTAAATCCTCGTTCATCAATATTGGACAGTCCATTAAATATCGATTTTTCCTCTTTGTCAAACGCCTGGTAGATTAACGCAAATACTATGATTAATGTAATGTTGACTGTGAACCAGAGCATTGTGTTTTGCAATATATATGTATACGTTTTGGCAGGTTTTGCCAATATAAAAAAAGGATGTTTCAACATATATCTATCGGGATATTAAAATTAAACATTTATTTTATTATGTATATATATCCATAATGGATTTGTCCAAAAATGACTATGCCAAGATATTAGAATATTATAAATTGGATCCCAAATCATATGAAAAAGACAAGCTTCAAAAGAAAGCGGAACAATTGCTGGCAACCAAACTTTGTCGTTGTATTAAAAAGGTTAAAACAGGTGAGCGCCAAGCAATTGCCATTTGTCGTAACAGCGTCCTGAAAAAGAAACATCTTCGAAACTTTGGATTTACTTGTAAGAAACGGGCTAAATTTGTACCAAAAAAGGGCAGCAGTAAAAATTTAGTAAAACTCAAAAAATCTAAAACTCGTCGCAATAGAAAATGAAAAATTGGTCTCAATCATTGAGATAGTTCATCGCGGACAACAATACCTGTTCCTGGTTGGATAACTTCTGAAATATCAAACAATCACCCATTTTGAACTGAAAATGCCGATTCATATTGTTTTTACATACAATATAAATTCCATCATCTATTTTCACGTCGCACACAAAGCCACCTGTGGTGAGTTTGGCGATATTTGTGTTCTTCAATGGAATCCACCGAACATATGCCCCGAAATTCAATTCGGGCAATTCGTCGATATATCTGTAGTGTTTGAGCGATTTATGCAATGCGCGCAATTGCTCTTTTGGCAAATGAAGTTTCTGAAGCATGTCATTCTTTATCTTCTGTATCTTTTCATTGTCCAATTCCATGATTGTTTCGTTGTTTTCATTCTTTAACGCGGATAATAATGTTTCGACATCCAGAGTATCTGCCATTGCTTGCTCCTGTATTATATAATGCTTTTAAAGTTATCTCTATTTCCCTTGTATTGATAATACATTTTTGTTATCTCTGTTTTGTTTCACCTTTTTGTCCGAACGAGGCTGCTTGCTCAAATCTTTTTCGGGATTTGGTATTATCGGTTGCAATAAACGCAGTTCATCCTTCCAATCCAGTAGATTCTGGGCAAAAGGATCGATAAGAGCAACAGATGCGTCCATATTCCTAATTGTTGATATTATAACAAAATGTTTAATTATTATTGGGAATGATTTATTCGTTTATTTGTCCATTCATCTATTCATCTATTTATTTTTTCATTAATCAGAAAAATTGATTTCATAAAGAACAAAAAACTTTGCAACATACAATGAATATGAGAAAATCAATTATCCTTTTGCTTCCTGCGGTTTGGTTTGTTGTTCACTGGATTGCTCCGCGAATTTACATACCTCTATGTGTTCCCGATGGAATGTATGGGTTCATCCAATCCTTGTTCCTGACCACATCGCCTCACTGTGTTGCTCTGCGCTACGTGGTTTCCATGTCCTGTTTCAATATAAATTATGCATGGATGACCCTAGGCACTACTCTCATGGGTTACTTGTCCACGCACTGGGATGTTCAAAAACCGAAGGTGCTGTGACTGAAACATCCATAAATTGAATGAACTATGCACGTTGCCTCTCTTCTATGGTGTATGTTATGGATTATACTATGTGTTATATGATGTATTTATATATTAGTGTTTTTGTCACTTTTTTTCACAGACTCTCGAAAACATTTCCGAAAAAAGGACAAAAATAAATGTCCAATTTCCTATAATCTTTCTAAGGATCTACACAAAAAAAACGCATTTTTCGTTTTAGAGCATAATGGTCTTATTTTTATTTTTGATTTTTCGGGTCCTTACCAAAACATTTTTTGGGACAAATGACTTAAGCATATTTTCTGTTGCCTATTCAAGCATATTTTAGCAACAAAAAATATGCGAAAATATGCGATTTTTTTTGAGTGTAAAAAATGTGACTATAAATGCTCTACTAATTTTCTATGGAAGCAACACTGTTCAACGCGTAAGCACAATCGGCAACATTCGGCAACGCCCTCCGTTGGCGAAATTTGTGAAAACGTGTGCGAGGCGTGCGGCAAAGCATATAAGCAGCGGTCTGGGTTATGGCGGCACCGAAAAAATTGTAAAGGCGCGAACGACGGACGGAAAAACGAAGTCATTCAGAGCGGACAGAAAGAAAACGAGATAATCCAAACTAACCAGATTATCGCGAAAAATGGTGAAAATGGCGAAAATGGCATCCATGAAGTGAAGAAGGAGAACGATGATTTAAAAAAGTTGATGCAAATGATGCTTTCGGGCTTCGATAAGGACGCAAAGATGAAGGAGGAAATGATGGATCAGATGAAGGAGCAAAGCAAAATAATCCAGGGGATGATACCTCGGATTGGTAACAACAACAATAACAAATTCAATATCAATGTATTTCTCAACGAAAAATGTCGCGATGCCATCAACATGAGCGAGTTTATTGAATCCCTCCAAATCCAGTTGGAGGATCTGAACTATACCAAGACCAATGGTCTGATTGAGGGCGTGAGTTCGATATTTGTCAATGGTCTCAAACAACTGGAAACGTCCAAACGACCGATCCATTGTACGGACATGAAACGCGAAACGTTATATATCAAGGATAATAATGAATGGGATAGAGAGAATGGAAAGGCGAGATTGCGCAGCGCTATTAATGATGTGGCGAATAAACAGCGAAAATCCATATCGGCTTGGGAAAAAGAGCACCCCGAATGGTCCGAAACAGAGAAGGGAAAAGAGGAATATATCCGTTTAGTTCAGTCGGTGATGACGGATGTTTCGAATGGGGCAAACGAGAATAAAATCATCAAAACGATTGCAAAGGAGACGGTGATAGAAAAGGACACGTTGATGGGAAAGGACCCGTTGATTGAAAAGGACCAGATCATGGAAAAGGACCAGATCATGGAAAAGGACACGTTGACAGAAAAGGACACGCAATAAAATTGAAAGATAATCTATGATAGATACCGAACGCACAAACCATGCGAACGATGAGTGTCTTCTGTATGCTGGCGTTTATCCAGTGTTATGGTATCCTAATTACTGTGATAACTTGTTACGCGCTGCATATTGCCTCAACTTATGATATGGAGCAGTTTGCACAAAACGCTTCGGCATTTGCTACCGCGCTAGTGATTCCGTCCTTGCTAATCTGTTTCATCTGGGCACCAATCTTTCTCGTCGAGATGTGGATACGTGAACTTGATAAGCTGGAACGACCTTACTCGCATGATTAATTTGATAAATAACTGTGCAAAAAATCGCGATTGTTTTGGCTGTCTTTGAAACCCTTTTCGTAATAACTCTCGAACGCATGTAAGTTTTTAATGTTCAAAAGTTCGTGATATTCTTCTTTTTGATTTGTATCCCACATATTTGGTGTGATGTTCAGACACTCTTGGATGTTTTCTGGCGGAAACTTCTGGAACCCACCATCATACAATCTTTTGTTGTTTATTTTTGGCACATTGCCACTGACAAATGGAATGTGTGAACTTGCTATACAAGAATCGGTTGCCTGTTGTAAAGTGGTTATGTCGCAAATAATGAGTTGTTCGAAACCTGTTTTGATAACCCTTGTTGTCGCGATATTAATTCTCTCTAAATCAAAATCATCATCCTTATAATTCGTCGTAATCAACTCTTGTATATTGCGCTGTAATTGCTGGATTGAAGAGACGTCGCCATCTCCATCAATCGCGCGATAGTTGCACAAGATGTCTTGGACAACATCGTTGATAGGGCCATTGTATACCATCGGTAATGCGTTCCACGCACCAGCAGAAGCACCGAGAATTTGGAACTCAGAGGTGTCGTAGTTTTCTTGGATATAAGTGACGACCCCCAACATATAAAATCCGGCCAATCCACCTGGAGAGAGGGTAATGAGTTTTTTGTTTGCGGTTCGCTCTAGAAACGTATGCGTGTTTACGAGCGAAACAGGCGTTGTAAGTCCAGCCACACATGTGACCATGTGTATTAACGCAATGATAAACTGATACATCCGTATAATGTATTGTGGTATTAAAAGTATATTCATTAAAGCGTGAACATACTTTTATGGAAAATTATGTGAGCGAGCAAACCGGAATGTCTTGGACATCCCCGAAGTATGATTGGCACATTTGCTGAAGTTTTAGTTTTGTTTTGAGGTCAATAATCACCGCGTTTACGTCCTCCTTCAGTCGCTGCTTGTGCTGACTGACAACAAATGCGGAGGGTTCATTTCCGAAACCTGTTGATAATGTGAGATTGGGATATTGCTTCAAATACTTATGTCCGAAACAATATGGAATCGCTATACCTCTGTATATGTCAGTATTTCCAAGGTATTTACTGACCATATCCTTCATGCTGATGTTTTCTTGAAGCTCAATATCTGCCCCGTAGCGTTTCAACTTCTGTGGTACTGGATCGCTCGACCACCCTAGAAATTTCTTGTGCCCGATTGTGTCGTTCGTTATTTTATTCTTCGTTTGGTTAATCAAGACAGTTGTGATTTCTGCCTGAATAAACATGATATATATGAACGCAACCGTCATGATGAATATGACAAGGACAATGCCTTTTATACTGAGGGACGGGTTTTCAGTGAGGTAACCCATTTCACCAAACATCGTCGCGATACCTGTCACGATTGACCGAAGATAAAAGAGGTATTTACTCTTTTTTGACAATCCAAAAATTTTCGTTTGTTGGAAGTTGATTCGCTTCGGGTCCACAAAGTATAGCAGGGTTCCAAAAACAACGCCCATTACCAAGAGATAAAATATGAGTTTGCTTGTTTTGTATAACACGACCTTCATATCGTCCCATAATGTGGTATTGTATTCGTGCAAAATTGCGTTCGCATCGATAAGTATAGGTGTCGTGAAATCAATCTTGCTTTCGCGCCATTTTGTATTGATGAATGAACCCACAACCATGTCGTATTTTCCGATTGATACGTCGCGAATGTATAAATTATAGTTTGTGGACGTCTCTGGGCTGAATTCGACAACAAAATTGTATTTATCCTTCAGCGCATCCTCTATCTTCTCCCATACATCCCACGTAAAACCCGAATATGTAGCATTTCCTTTCGCGTCAACCGTTTTTTTAGTGGTTGTCAAACTGTTTCCTAAAATGATAAGAACCTTTACAGTCGGTTTCTCAATGAATGATGCCATTACAGATGCCATTACTATTATATAATATATTTTATAGTGATATTATATAATGAGTGAACAAGAAACACCACCTGGACCAGCAGATCTTTTCGGGTTGATTGGTGGCGACGAACCCGCTGTCGACCCCTTGATTGGTGGTAAGCGCAAGAGAGCGCGCAAGAGCAAGAAGGCGTGCAAGAGCAAGAAGGTGCGCAAGAGCAAGAAGGTGCGCAAGAGCAAGAAGGTGCGCAAGAGCAAGAAGGCGCGCAAGAGCAAGAAGGCGCGCAAGAGCAAGAAACAGCGTGGCGGGGGATGTGGATGTTCGATGAACTAATTTTCGTGATACCACGTTCTTATAAGCACTTCATGTTTGTTCCATGAGCACACTTGAAGATTGCTACAAACGTTGTCCCAGTTCGATGCGTTTAGAGATGGATATTGTTTAGCAGTTTGTGTCGGTGTACAAATGCATACATAAGAGTTTGTGGGAACGTTCCAATGAGTGACTCTGTGGACGTAATGTTCATTTTCTACATTGCTCGCATTAGCAATACCAAGCATTTTTATTAGGAGCAATGACAATGAAAAATACATTTTAAAACAGCAACGCATAGTTGGTTTGTTACGTTGTTTAATGTTTATATCATTTTGTTTTATTCAGAGATGTAATGCACTCCGAGATATCTATCATGAGCGCCGGTGTTAGGCGAGACCAAGCAAGTCCCGAACAACACCGCGAGCACTCTATTGTCGCGATCGTTTCGGGATCGTTCATCTTGAAGCAATGTCCAGATAGTAAGCATAGTATGAAAACCGCAATCTTTAGCATAATTATGTATGTATGATAAAGATAATAATGGCTTTATGTCGTTTTTGTATTACCACGCACCACCGAACATATTGCCGCCACCTTCATTGGCGGCAATCGGCTCCTGTGTCATACCGGGCGTCGCCGCGTCCTGAAGGGGATTTGCCGTATTCTGGTACATTTGATTGAAATCGGGGGACTCTTGCGGCGGCATCGCTTGTTGATTGGGCATGCTAGTGAGCTGCCGGTTGGAAGGAAGAAGCTGGTTCGTATCCATGTGGTCTGCCTGACTCGGCTGATGTTGTCCGGCAAGCGGTTGCGAAACGCGGACGGTCGTTTGCGGTGGCGCTTGGTTTGCGGTGGCAGACTTTCCGTTCCACGCATCAACTGCTCTGTCGAAGAGAATGTTTATCTTGGCTCCAAACTTTGTTTGCATGGTGGAGAGAATAAGGAGTAGCGGAATCAAGAAAGAAACCGAGTTCAGGGGACCATAAACTGCTCCTGTGTAGGTGGGAACGTATCGTATAACGCGATCCAAAAACCATATAGAACCGACCATAAAGATTACCTGACCGAGCGTCTCGGCCACTATTTCTAAACTTCCCTTCGTTTCATCCTCTTCCGGAATGAAATGCTTTATTGCCTTCAATATGAGAAGAATCGGAATGAGCGCAATCACGGCATATTGGAACAAATTGACCAACTCATTTTTGTTGTCTTCGTCAAGTTCAAACATGTATTTAAGAAATCCTTCTTTCTCGATTGGGGTCATTAATTCAGCGTCCATATGATTTATAAAAAGAAATTAAAAAAACCTGGCGTAGATAATAAAATGTTGAGCAGAGCACTTCAACAAATCAAGACAAAGAAATACCAAGAGGGCGAGTATGTCCATGACGAACACCAATATCTCTCCTTAATTAATGATATAATTGAGATTGGAGAGAAAGTGAATGGACGAAACGGTGTGGCGGTGACGGTGTCCGGTAGTGCTATGCATTTCTCTCTTCAAGGTGGAACAATCCCCTTGCTTACGACTAAAAAAGTGGCGGTGAAGACGTGCCTCAAAGAGTTGTTATGGTTTGTCAGTGGCGCGACTGATAATGGGTTGCTTCAAAAACAGAATGTGAAAATATGGAACGGCAACGCATCGCGAGAGTTTTTGGACAGTCGTGGTCTGGACGGTCTCCGTGAAAATGATTTAGGTCCGGTATACGGACATCAGTGGAGACATTTCAACGCCCCCTATCAATCGTGCGATACGGATTATACCGGAAAGGGTGTGGATCAACTCGCGTGGGTGATCGAGCAATTAAGCAACCCACAAAAGCGTTCGTCTCGACGAATCGTCATGTCGGCGTGGAATCCGTGTCAGTTGGATGAGATGGCGCTTCCCCCTTGCCACGTATTGGTTCAATTCAATGTGTTGTCGGGGAATAAACTCTCTTGCAGTCTCTACCAGCGCAGTGGTGACGTAGGTTTAGGTGTGCCGTTCAATATCGCATCTTATAGTTTCCTGACACACTTATTGGCGAAACATTGTGGTCTGGAAGCATACGACTTTAATTATCATTTAGGGAACTGTCATATCTATGACGATCACATCGAACCTTTGCGAACGCAGATGGAGCGTAGGCCGCACAAGTTCCCCACCGTCGTTGTGAAGAACAAATATGATAATATTGCGGACTATGGAGTGGATGATTTCGAAGTGAACGATTATGTGTCTCACGAACCAATTCAAATGAGTATGCGTAAATAATCAGTAAAATATACATCATATTACTTATATTATGAGTGGAGCAGCAGCACTATCAGCGGCGAAACGAAGGCGAGGTGGCTCGGGTGCCCCAGCAAATTCGGCAGCGGCGGCGGCGCCATCTTCCGCACAGGCACAGGCACAGGCACAGGGACAGACGCAGGGTGCACGGGTAACCCCGATACAAATGCTTCAACAGCACAATATTCGCATCGCAAAATTGGAAGCCGCAAATACCAATACAGCAACAGCAACAACAGGGACCAATACCGAAGGCGTGTCGCAAGAACTCATGAAGCGCATGGACATATTGGAAACATCGGTTGCGGACGTAGTTGCTTCGAAAAATAATGGAAATGGAAATGGAAATGGTGAGCAAACACACGCGCTTGCCGTTGAACCCAAAGAAGATTTGGAGTTTTTCCGGAAGAAGACGATTCTTTTAGAGAAGCAGATATCCGAATTAAAACAGATGATGTTGAAGATTCAAACATTTGCCATGGAGACGAGCATGTCTCTCATGAAGTATAAGAACGGCATTGATATCAAGGAACAAGAACCGATTCGTATTGGAGATGGAACCGAAGATGAACCCGAAGATGAACCCGAAGATGAACCCGAAGATGAACCCGAAGATGGAACCATAACTCCCACGAACGAACAGGCAAATGACCATACAGACGATACTACAAAAGATACTCTAGCATAACCAATGTAACAATATTATAAATGAATATATTATAACAAATAATAAAATGAACGGTTTATTCGATGGTAATTATTTGGAATCTCTTGAAATAGATGATAATGTTAAAAAAATACTAATCGACAAAATGAATGAAAGTCTCCCACCAGGGCAAAATATTCAATCCATCGTTTCTGAGACAATTGCTGAAAAGGGGATAAATAACAAAACTAGATGGGTAAAGTGTATCGATACGTGTAAAGATAAACTAACACCATTTATTGATGCCGAACTCAATTCAACTGCTTATATGCTGCGTTTACTATCCAAAAGTATCGTCAGTGTAGAACCGTCAAGCAAACTGGTTATAGATTTTAGATATACTAGTCTCGAGACTATTACAGGTATATGGGAGGAAGATGAAAAGAATATTACCATATCTACAAGTGACGCAGATTCTGGTAGTGAAAAGCGGTTGATAATGGGGTTTGGTCCTAGCGCATCAGGCAAGACATTCTGGACTGAAAAACTTATTGAAATGATAGGGGAAAATGATAAAAGTTTTCCAAAGATTTTCTTGTCAATCGATGGTGGGATTGCGCGGGAGACATCAAATGTGTATCAACGAATAATCGATGAAATCGAAAAGAATAATAACATCGATGGGTTCGCAAATCTTGTTGCTGCTATGGGTGGTTCATCCCTCTTCAAATCGGATACAGTCAAAAAGGCAATAAACAAATACCTAGGTGCGTATGACGAACCTCCAATTAGTTTATATGTTCCGACCACTGCTAGCGGTTTAAATAATCCATATAAAAAATATGTCGACATAACAAAAGACAAAAAGTGGATAGGAGTTTATATATGGCAACACAAGACAAAGTGTCCATATGAGGATGAGTTCAAGTGTGAGACAACTGAAGAATGCGGCAAAACTAGAGAGAAAGAGGAGGGGAAAAAGTTCGGTTCAAAAGCATATGGGAGGTCGAAGAGAAATGGACGCAATTATCTTAGAATTGCACCAGGGGGGCAAATAGACATACATAATTCGGGTAGCAAAGATAGGAAATCAATAGTCACCGAATATGATGTTAGAGAGAAGTATTTATTGAACGATGGACTGGTTCTCAAGCACGGAGGAGTATATAAACGAAAAGGTCGAGAAGAAGTAGGTGATGCTGTGAGTATAGTAGCCAAGTTCAGCGTGGAAAAATATGGTGGAAGGAATACGCGGAGCAAACATACGCGGAGCAAGCATACGCGGAGCAAGCATACGCGGAGCAAACATACGCGGAGCAAGCATACGCGGAGCAAACATACGCGGAGCAAGCATACTGGGAGGAAGAAGAAGAGGACACGGAGACAGCGTTTCAATTAATCTCCCTTTGTATGAGTTAAAATGTTCTGTTCAGTTTAGTTATTCAATTAAAATTGATATAAAATATATACGCTAGTCAATATCAATTACCATGAAACTGATATTGAGTGATCCAGATAAAATTTCACAGTTTGCGGCGATTTTCCAGAATCTGAAGGCATTTTCGGAGCATGTTGTAATTTACCTTAGTGAAGAGGGTCTGTACATGCAGGGAATGGAATCAAGTCACTGTAGTTGTTTCGAGAGCCGCTTGACATTCGACTGGTTCAATGATTTTGAATATAATAAAGAAAATGATGTTCCTTCGTTGGGGGTTAATACCTACGTCCTGCAAAGAATTATTGGAACGCGACGTGATGGACAAACCATCGAATTAGAGACAGATTCGAACGGCGACACGCTGAAAATATCCTTCACTGGAGAAAAGGAGGCGGGTGCGAATTGTCTTAATAAGTATTTCGAAATACCAATCATGGATATTGAAGAGCAACTTATGGAGTTGGGCGGTTCTGAGAGCGAGGTTGATTTGGTGATGCCTAGCAAGAAGTTTTGCGAACTCATTACGCAACTCCAAATATTTGACGATAAACTTTCCCTGACATTTACGGAAGAGACGGTAGCGTTTCTCTCTAGTGGTTCAGAGGGTTCGATGAAGGTCAACGTGAGCTTCGACGATGTGGTCGAGTATGCGGTTGCCGAAGACACAACGTTGAAACAATCGTATAGCCTAAAGTTTATTTCGATGATGTGTCTGTTTAGCAAACTCAACGACGAGTTTACGATGGCGTTTAGTAACAACCGCCCAATGGAAGGTCGGTACAAACTCGATGGAGAGAGTTATGTCAAGTTCTACTTGGCGCCCAGAGTGGACGATGACGACGAATACTAATGACGACGAATACTAATGACGACGAATACTAATGACGACGAATACTAATGACGACGAATACTAATTATATGTAATGTGTAAGGAATAGGTAAATTTATTATTTGAAAGAGTTAGTATGAAATTTATTTTAGTAACGTTGATATTTTGTGTGACACTTTTTCTATATTTACACGTATATTTTCATATCAAAACAAGCGATGATTTGGAAATATTTGATATTGAGCAACCTTCAAAAGAGAAACTGGAAGAGATATGCGATTTGCGACAGCCGATGAGAATGGAGCTCGCAAATGATACTCTCGAAAATGCTTGCCAACGCTCTAATCTGACGAATACATATCAGTCATTCGATGTCCACATTCGCAATGTAAAGGAACCCACGTCCGATGTCGGTGATTTGTATGTTCCGTTGCGTTGGAAGAACGCGGCGGATGTGATGGAGAATGATACAAAGGGCCAATATATCATCGCCACAAACGCGGGATTTCTAGATGAGTCTGGGTTGTCGAAGACGTATCGCGATGCCGATTCTTTTATCAGACCTTATATGTTGGCATCGTCGCACTACGATTATCTTAGCGGTTCCGTAGGTGCTCACACTCCATTCGCCTACGATATTCACTACCGCAATTATCTTTTTGTTGCGTCGGGTGTTGCCAAAATCAAACTGGCTCCACCTAAGTCATCGAAGTATCTGAGTCCAGTGAAAGATTATCATAATTTCGAGTTTCGTAGTCCAATAGATCCATGGAACGTGCAGGAAGAATATGCTGGGGACTTCGAAAAAATCAAATGCTTGGAGGTTAACGTACGACGAGGACAATTGCTGTTTGTTCCGGCATATTGGTGGTATAGTATCGAGTTTGGAGAGAATACGGTGGTCTCTTCATTCAAGTATGATTCCTTTATGAGCATGGTTTCTACAACAGACCACCACGTGAAACGTTTTCTCCAATCACATAACGTCAAGAGAACACATTTACCGCTTGTGGAAAAAGACGTGGAAAAAGACGTGGAAAAAGACGTGGAAAAGGAGGTGGATAAAGACGTGTATAAAGACGTGGTGAAGAATGTGGATAAAGACGTGTATAAAGACGTGAAAAAAGACGTGGTGAAGAATGTGGATAAAGACGTGGAGAGAAATGAAGAGCAAATAAATGAAGAAGTTAATTCCGACATAACAGAACAAACTAACCATTTGAAAGACAAAACAATAGAAGCCGAATAATCTCAACACTATCTCGCTATTCTACGTGTGTCTGTTTCATCTTCATTCTATTTCGGCGTTGTGGTATTGGATAAAAACACCGCACGATTAATATCATTGCTAAAACCGGCAATAGCATACCGCATATAATGTACAAGGGCATTATTATTGATTATGTAAATATTAGCATTTCTATTTATATGATTTAGTCTGCGGCGTTGTTGGTGGAGAGAAGAGATTCCACTTCATCTACATCTTGGGTCATGTATATGGGTGCTACTGGTGACTGAATTAAGAATATGAAATCGAGCATATATTGAACGAAGTTGCTGCTTACAATGAAGACGCTTTTTTGCAGGTATTGATACGGACATTTCTTTAATTTACCAATGAATGAACTCATGCGGATGCTATACTTTAGAGGGACATACCCAACGCGCGTTGTATCGAAGACGAATGAGAAATCGCGTTTTGCATTATACAAAGTTATCCACTCTTTTAGGAACGCGTCAAATGACGCATCGTTGACTTCATCGGAAAACATAACTTTTACGATGGAACGTGTTTCATATTTTGTGTAATCAAATGTAGCCCACATAATTTGTTTTGTGATTTTATATTATCATATGAATGTAAATTAGGATATTTAATTTAAATATTTGCTAATATTATAATGGCTAAAACACGATATGCTCGCAAGGTTTCGAAGCGTAAAGGGGCGACGAAGCGTAAAGGGGCGACGAAGCGTAAGGGGGCGACGAAGCGTCGCGCTAACACGAAGCGTCGCGGTATGAAGAATAAGCGTCGTGGTGGTAGTTTGCGAAGTTTTATGCGTGGCGTAAGGCGCTTAGGAAACCTTGGGTCCAAAGGTGTGAGTAATGCTGCGAGTGGCGTTGGAAGTGCTACCAGGTATGCTGCGAGTGGCGTTGGAAGTGCTGCGAGTGGCGTTGGAAGTGCTGCCATGTCTGCTGCGAGTGGCGCAGCCAAGTCTGCCGCAAATAAGGCAAACGACGCAATGAAAAATTTTAAAGCTGCTGCGGCAAATTCAGCTTGTATTGGAGTGGACCAAGAACTTGAAGAAGCTGAAAATAAACTATCAAATCTTAATGATAAAATTAAAAGATTAACGGATAACAAAAATGTATGTGACCGACGCATTGTTATTAGAACTACTTAAATCGGATTGACGACGACAATCATCAAGACCATGGGTATCGTGACCTGCCAGGAGATTTGAATTTATAAATAGTCAATAGCATATCAAAGAAATCCGGTATAAAACGCGAATAAGTTATAACAAACATATTAAAGATTATATGCTGGATACTAGCATATGAGTCTGGAAGGGGAGTCAATTGGAATCGATCTAGGAACTACGTATTCGTGTGTGGGGATTTGGCAAAATGACCGGGTAGAGATTATTGCGAATGACCAAGGAAATCGCACCACGCCATCATATGTTGCCTTCAACGAGAAGGAGCGTCTTATTGGGGATGCGGCGAAGAACCAGGCATCGGTGAACCCGCATAATACGGTCTTTGACGCAAAGCGCTTGATTGGTAGAAAAGTGGCGGATGCGTCCGTTCAGTCGGATATGAAACACTGGCCGTTCAAGATCGTTCCCGACGCGAGCGACAAACCGCTCATTCAAGTGACCTATCAAAATGAGCTGAAGGATTTCACGCCCGAGGAGATTTCCTCGATGATTCTGGTGAAGATGAAGGAGATTGCGGAGGCCTACTTGGGGAAGGACGTGAAGAATGCGGTGGTGACCGTTCCGGCCTATTTCAACGACTCGCAGCGCCAGGCGACGAAGGACGCGGGTGCGATTGCTGGACTCAACATCTTGCGCATCATCAACGAACCGACTGCGGCAGCAATCGCATATGGTCTCGATAAGAAGGGCGACGATGAGAAGAACGTGCTTATTTTTGACCTGGGTGGAGGCACGTTTGATGTGTCGTTGCTGACGATTGAAGAGGGCATCTTCGAGGTGAAGGCGACCGCGGGGGATACGCATTTGGGCGGCGAGGATTTCGATAATCGTATGGTGACGCATTTTGCGACGGAGTTCAAGCGGAAGACTAAGAAGGACATTCACGACAACGAGCGGGCGTTGCGTCGTCTTCGCACCGCGTGCGAGCGCGCCAAGCGAACCCTATCGTCGTCGACGCAGGCACACCTAGAGATTGATTCGCTTTATGATGGGATAGATTTCAACTCGACCATTACGCGTGCGCGGTTCGAGGACATGAACATGGACTACTTCCGGAAGTGTATGGAGCCAGTGGAGAAGGTGCTGCGCGATGCGAAGATTTCGAAGGCGCAGATCCACGAGATTGTCCTGGTGGGCGGTTCGACGCGGATTCCGAAGGTTCAGTCGATGCTGAGCGACTTCTTTGGCGGAAAGGAGGTGTGCAAGTCGATCAATCCCGATGAGGCGGTGGCGTATGGAGCCACGGTACAGGCCGCCATTTTGAGCGGCAACAATGAATCGGAAAAGCTACAGGACGTGCTACTGCTTGATGTGGCGCCGCTGTCGCTTGGGTTGGAAACTGCCGGGGGCGTGATGACCCCGCTTATCAAGCGCAACACGTCTATTCCAGCAAAGAAGAGTCAGACGTTTTCCACCTATTCGGATAATCAACCCGGTGTCCTGATTCAGGTCTATGAGGGAGAGCGCGCCCAAACGAAGGATTGTAATCTGCTCGGCAAGTTCACCCTTGACGGGATTCCACCTATGCCGCGGGGTCAGCCCCAGATTGACGTGGCTTTTGATGTGGATGCGAACGGAATCCTCAACGTGAATGCGGTTGAAAAGTCGACGGGTAAGGAGCAGAAGATTACGATTACGAATGACAAGGGACGACTGAGTCAGGAGGACATTGAGAAGATGGTCGCGGATGCGGAGAAGTTTAAGGAGGAGGACGCGAAGGTGTCCGCGCTTATTGAGGCAAAGAATAAACTCGAGAATTACGTGTATTCCACGGAAAGTATGATGGGCGACGAGAAGATGCAAATGGAAGAAGGGGATAAGGAGACGGTCAAAGCAACTCTTGAAGAGGTGAAGACGTGGCTTTACACCGAACACGATAATGTCTCTGACTACGAGGATAAGCAGAAGGAGGTCGAGGCAGTTCTAATGCCGATTTTCCAAAAGATGGCAGGCAATGCGGGTATGCCCGGAGGCGATGGTATGCCCGGAGGCGATGGTATGCCC